TAAGAGTAGGACGCTGCGGGTATTGTTCTGTAGGTTGACGTGGAAGATACCGTGCTGCGTCTTACCGTACACAGGGTACGAGGGCGACTCAGATTGGATCTCCTGAATCCCTCCCCCAGGCACGGCGGACAGGGGGCGCATCCCCGGTGTCCCGAATGTCGAGGGGGTCGTAGCGCTGGGCACCGCCTCCTTGATGGGAACATAGGCCGCTGGCCCCCAGACGGAGCGAATAGTGCCCTCCTCCATCGGGTACATGTTCTTGACCTCATGAGCGAGATCGTTGGGCAGGAACATCTTCCCTGCCTGTACCCGAAGGAGGTATGGCCCCATAGCGGATGTGCCACGCTTGTCCGCCATAGTCTAGTCCTTCTTCTTTGGACGACCTACCTTGGGTGACGCGGGGCGCCCAATAAGACGCAACTGGCCCCACCGTGTCGAAGACTGGTCGATGTGCTCCGGCGCGTAGCCTGAAAAGATGATGGTTCCCACCGTGTTGTCATCAACATCGGTGACCTTTGAGATCAAGGTACCCTGAAGCGTGCGCTTCATTTTGTCCGTAAACTCATAGACTGCGCCGCAAATCATTTCGTCCGGCATAAGTTCTCCCTAACTGCTAGTCGTGTACCATTTCCGGTAACTGTTTGTTGAACGATACGAGGACGATGCCCTCGTCATCCGGCGTAACACGGGAGTAGCGGGAGGTCTAAGGTCACCGTATCTTTTCGACAGCGTAAGCAGGGCTTCTTGGTACTTCTGGTTGCTCAGTTGAGACATGGCCGGGTTGCCCATGTTCTCGTAAAGGTAGACCATAGCCCGCTCGAGAAGGACGTTTATGGCCTCTGCGTGAACCTCAGGAGCGTCCGAGTCATCGACAAGCTCCTTGGGCCGGATAACGCCACGGATCTCCGTAAGGTACCGCTTGTCCGGCTTAGGGTAGAACGCCATCGTCTGATACCCGTTGATGTCGCGGAGCCTGCGGTTGTAGTCAGGAAGAAACTCGCCGTTGTCGTAGAACACGCCACCGTTGTCTTTGTCCGCCCGAAACTCTGCCAAAAGGTAGTAGTCGTCCGCAGAGTCCAACTGCGAAGTACCTAGCCCTGTGCTTTGTTGTAGCAACGCCCCATAGTCTCGTAGGTCCGTCCTGATCCGCTTGCGGTAAATCCGAATATACATGCCGCTCTGATTCAGCGACTGCCGCGTGTAGGTAGACCCACCAAAAACAACTTGAGTTAGGTACCCCAAGGCGTAGGTAATGTTGGGAAGTGACAGCTTGATAGCCGCCATAAACTCTGTGGTGTCAGCCACCTCAGACTCGGGGGAGGCCGGAGACTCAAATCGCGGGGTGCGTACCCTGTTGCGAGATGACGAGTCGCCGCCTGTGACCGTGCTGCTTACCGGATTAGACGGAAACGTGGTGGTGTTCAAAATGTTCAAGGGCTGGGCAAAGCCCTCCCAGTGGCCCATTCCGGGGAGTTGGAACTCTACGTCCCTCTTGCCCCAAGTGTACGTCACCTTGTACTGAAACGAACCTGGTGGTTCTGGGCCTCGCCAAACCGTCTGAACCTCTCCGTCCGCGTTTATATCCGCCTTTGCCACTGGGGGAACGGATGGGCCTTGTAGGCGCTGGTGGCCCCGCCTAAAGATGACTCGAGGAATGCCCGCAGCTACTTGGCTATCCGGCCCGTCTAGCTGATGCTCCTCGGCTTCTTGCTGACCAAACACATCTAGGGGGTAGTTGTTTGTTTCGTCGCGGAGTCGTGCCGACTTGAGTTCGATAAGGTCGTCTGGCAGGTTGTAAGCCTCGGTGAACACCCGATACTTAAAGCCAGGGATTCCATCATCATCGTTAGCTGTCCCATCACCGAATGTATCGGTGTCCCACGGACGAACCAGCGTGAAGTGGTAGGTGCCCGATTTGTTCCAAACCGAGCGGATCTGGTTGCGAATAAGCGTGCCGTCATGGGTCGTGATCTCAATCATACGACCGTCCCATGAGCGGTCGTACTTCCACACGTTAAACTTCGTGGGGGCTGACGTTGCCTGCGAATGAGTAAACGTCACCTTCCAAGTCCACGGGTCGCGCCCGGTAGGAGAAAGGGGTAATGTGTTGGTGCCCGCCAACTGAATACGATCGTACACAGAAGAGGCGGGAATGCCACCGAGCGACTTCACGTCCTTTTCGGTGGCAAGATGAACTTTAGACTCAAAGAAAAGGAACGGCGCTTCCAAGGCCAACTGGTTGTAGGCCCGGTTGATAAAGCCGTTCACGCGAGTGATCGCCTCAGGGGACTGGGTTGGAGCCCAGTCCGCCTGGGCGAACATCGCGGTACGAATCTCTTTGAGATTCATCTACTAGCCGACGTTGCAGTTGATGTAAGCATCAATGTTTGCAACTGCGCTGCTATTCGCGGCCAGAGCCATGCCCATGACCGAGGCTGCGTCAGAGCCAAAATCCAAGACATCGCCTGAACTAGAGATCTTCAGCGTAGTGCCCGCAACAACGGCACCGGCAGTGGTGGTAACCTTGCCTTTGCCTTTGCGGAGAACAAACCCATAAGAGCCCGCCGCGATCTCGTGCTGGGCAACGCCAGCGACTCGACCCGCAACTGCCGAGGCGGTCTTGCCCCGGACGCAGTGAAACAGCGCATAATCATCGTCCAACTGTGCCACGTCGAATTTCGGGGTGCCCGTATCGGCTCCGCGCAATGCAACGGTGTCATCGTTGTAGATGTAGACCCACTCCTGCGCCCCATTGTCACCGTCTGGGACGGTAAGAATGAAGCCCAAAGGAGCCTGCTGTGTAGTGGTGACTGTGGTATGCGAAATACCTGCTGCTGTGAAACCCATGATAGCCTCCTAAGGCGTGCCGCCGCCTGTGACGACGAAGTTGGAACGAAGCTGCGTAGTGTGGAGTCCCATCATAAGCACAAGCTCATAACGGTAAATGTCCTGATCGGGGATACGGAACGGTCCACGGAGAGCGAAGTCGCCCTTCGTTTCGCGAGAAGCATCGTGACCCATAGTGAACAGGTGCCAAGTCGGAGTCTTCAGACCGTAGATGATTCCGTCCTGTGCGGCGGATGAGAACAGAGCGCTGGAGGTGTCGATAGCATCATCGAGGAAGAAGTCAGCGTCGAGGAACTTCACGCCCTGGCGAACCAGTGCAGGAGCCTTGTCGCCTTCAACCTTGACCACGCGAACTTGGTCGTCCAAGTCCTCGATGTAGTTGAGGTAAGAAGCCTCATCACCAATCATCAGGTCAACAGGACCAGAGGTCTTGCCCTGACGCGAAGCGGCGAAGTACGCCTTACGCATCTGGCTGCGACCATTGACTGCGAACGAAGTGATGTCTTCGTACTGGTTCTGCCAGCCCGAAATGCCGTTCGTTCCGCTCTCACAAACCAGACCGTGAACGGTGTTTGTGGAAGTCTTGGACTGCTGAAGGATGCCGTCACGGGCAGTGCCGTCAGGCGTAAAGTCTGTGTTTCCGTTGAGGGTCACGAAACCGCCGACGCCCGAGCCATTGCCGGTACCAAGCTGCTTTGCGATCCGCTCGTGGAAGTCAGACAGAGCCAACTCCGGGTAGTGCTGAAGAATCCGAGCGAGGTCCATCTCGCCGTTTGCTTCGGCCAAATCTTTGCCAGGAACGTCGAACGCGTAGATCAGACGAGGAGCAACGACATTGCCTCGGTGTGCGTTCTGAGCGCGACCTCCGGCAATGACCTCGGTACCTGTCGTAACTTGCGTCACGGTTCCGGGTCCATCAGTGACAACTGCGAACTCACGCTTCGGGCCTTTCAGCGCAGCGCGATCCATGTTGCCATTAGTCATCACCTTTTCCATCAAGGGATGAAACTTAACAAACATCTCACTGTATGACGGCATCAACTCATTGAGCGCGGTCGCCAATACATCAGGGGAAATAGCCATTTTTACCTCCTACGGTTGTTTTGGCCTAGTGCTTTACGCGCGACATGAGTTCTCCAGTCTTTCAAAGACATTGCGCCCGTGCTTTCCACCGTCGTCTGCTCTGGTGAGCGACTTGGGGTTGTAGCCCCCGATGTTAGCTTGGCGCCCGGACGAGGCTTAGGGGTAGATTGCTTGGTCCCCGATGCAATTTTAATCGCATAGGAATCAGGCACCCCATCGGCCTTCGCCTTCTTTGCGACCTCAAGAGCAGACGACGGAAGGCGCGAGGCTTCTGCCGCTGTCTCAAGATCCCAGCCCTCTTCGAGCAGGTCTGCAAATGTTCCAGCAAGTGCTTCATCAGAAAACAGATCAGAGTTACTTTCTCTGAACGAGGCGGCATATTCCTCCGCCTCTTGTTCGATAGCCGCGTTTACGCTGGCCTTGAACTCTTCGTACTCCGTAGAAATTGTGGAGTGCTTGTCGTCGAGTTCACCGAACTTGGTTTCCCAATCAGCAATCTTGGTTGAGTATTCTGCGATGCGGGGATCTTCATCACCCGACATCAAAGCATCGTAAAGCCTCTGAGTGTATTCAGAAGACTCTTTCTGCTCTGCAATCTTCTTGTCTGCCGCAGAGGAGTAGTGATCGCTAAGGCGTGTGCCCCAGCCGCGCACAGGCTCGGGCAGCGCGTCATGCGTGCCGTCCCAGTCGTCCCAGCCAAACTCGTCCGCAGAGGGAAAAGAGGCAGGGGCCGCTTCACTGTCATCTGGAGCATCGGAAAGGGAGAGGTCCGACGAGTCTTCGGCCACCCCGGTATCCGCCGATTCAGCCGGAGCCGATTCTGCGGACACTGCTTCAGGTGCGGCCTCAACCGCTTCAGTTGCTGGAGCTACCGCCCCTGCCTCGGATTCTTCACTCATAGACTACCTCCCTTTTTTCTTGCCCTTCATGGCTTTGTTTGCAGCAATCACTGTCATGCGCCGTACCTTGACGCGAGGATTCTCCCCAGGTGTCGGAGTGGGCGAGATGCCCGGAGGCATGATCTTCGACAAGAACTCCATAGCCTTGTCTTCACCGCCCTCCAGCGCCTCTTCGCCCGCTTCTTCTTCCTCTGCCTCTTCCTCTGGACCGGCCTCTTCCTCTGGCCCCTTGTCCTCGGCGTACTCGTCCGCCTCTTCTGCCATCTCTTCTTCGCCACCAGGCTGCTTCATCACCAAGTCGTACCCAGTCTCATCCAGCAACTCCCGAAGGGCTTGCTCGTCTTGAGGGGGGCTTTCTTGGATTTTTTCAAGAAGTTCGGTCATCATAGGCATAATAAGTACCTCTCTGTAGGGTCTTTAGTGAATAAAAATTTTCTTGTCAAGTTTTCCAGAGCGCTTGATCTTCTCTTCTTTTCGCCGCTGCTTCTTATCGTCGAAGTCTCGGTAGCCCTCGCGCCTAGCCCGCGCCTCCGCTTTGTCCCGAACAGCTTCCTTGTGCTCCCTCCAAGCAGACGAGTCTGCGGACACCATAGCGCAGTCGGGATTCTCCCTCTGATACTGCCGCCATTCGGAGCCAGATTCAAATGTGCGGCCTAGCTGCTTCATTACCAGAGGCTTAGAGGGCATCGGCCCAATCAGAGCCACCTCGCTAATCACGGTCTCAAGTACATCTCCACACTCAGAGCACGTTGTTGTTCCATGCTCGGATAGTGGTACATAGATGTCCCCAAAGTACCCACAGCCACTGGGACACTTAAAGTCATAAAACGGCATCAGTCCCCCTTTTTGTAACCACCCTTGGGTCCGAGCTTGCCCTTCTTCTTCATGTTCATGGCAATAGCCACCGCCTGCTTGGGCTTCTTGCCCTCTTTGCGGAGCTTGCTGATCTTGGAAGAGATTGCTTTCTTCGCATAGCTTTTAGTGGGCATCGCCCCTCCTAGTTATTCACCGACTTCGGCCATTGCTTTTTTGTGCGCCTCGCCAAACGTGGACCCCGCTTTCATCTCGCGAATCATCATCTTCATGTGCTTGTCGCCATGATGCTCAGAGTGGTCCCTAAGAGCCTTCTTTTGCCGGTCGGTCAAGCCCTCCATCGCCAGTGCCTTTGATGCCGCCTTGTGTGCCATGCCCTTCATTTTTCTTCCTTTTTCTTCTTACGCCTGTCCAGCAGAGACATTCCATGCCGAAGCATTGAGCCAATCATTACGAGAATAAACTTAGTAGGAACTCTCATAGTCAATCCTAAACTGTCGGCACGCCGGGGCCACCTGCGGGCAACGGCATCTGCGGGGGTTCTGTTCCTGGTGGAAGGTCTCCGGCCCCAATGTTCACACCTTCAACGGGACCACCCATGCCCGGAGGCTGTGCCGCTTCCGGCGGGAGTCCGGGCGCCATAGGTGGCGCCATTCCCGGCATTGGGGCGGGAGTCGGTGGAGGCCCCTCTGTCAGCACATCGCGCATCTGGAGCAGGTCAAGCAGCTTGACGATGAGCTTGTCCTTGTCCACATTCGGAGCCTGCATAAGGATTGGGAAGTATTGCTGGAACTTCTGAAGCTGAATGAGCTTGTGATTCTCGGTCGGAGAATACGGTAGCGCGTCATAGTCAAAGTCCAACGGCTCCTCGGCTGGATCTCTCTGTGGCCGCAGGCGAAGTGTTTCACGTGAAACCTCTAGCACCTCTTGGCTGTCGGTCAGTCGAATCGGCAACTTAGAGTCGGGGTCAAGGTACTCTTCGTACAGCCCAATGACCCGCTCGGATAGAGAGGTGATCGCGTCTTCGACCTGCTTGATGCGCCGTCCATTCCGAGTCCTGGTTGCAGTATCCGCGAGGGCAACCTCGGTCGCTACGTCCGCCACCCCAACGACTCCTCGCGAATACTGCGGAATGCCCAGAATAAACTCAATCACGTTGTTGCATCGCGCCCGCATCTCTTGGAACGATGGAGAAAACTGTGGAACCGGAGTCGATCCAATGATGTCCCTTAGAGGTGCGTTGGCCTTGCCTTGGATCTGAATCATCGACCCAGGCTGGTTCGCGTCCTGTAGCGCCGACAGGATGTCCTCGGGGTTGTCGGCCAGTGATGTGTTGACCATCATCACAGGGGTCGATGTGTGCGCGTGCCAAAGCTCAAGGGTGTCAATCTCGTTGAGCCGCTCCTGAAGAGACTGCACCAACTTCACATCAGACAAGCCACCAAGGTCGGTCATGTTGTCATTGAAAGCCAAGAACACAAACGGGTTTCTAATGTACCGATACGGCAACTCGCCCTCAAACAAAGGCTCTTCCACTTGGTCTAGGAAGTGGTAGTATTTGCCTTCTCCCTCAAAGTCGTACACCTCGTACACCGTGACCCACTTATACACGTCGCGAGACGCCTCGTTGACGTAGGTCTTGTCTCGGGCCGAGTCTTTAAGGAAGGACGGGAAGCCCCCGAATACAGCCTTGTCTGCCACCTTGTTGTTGTACAGCGCTCCCTTGCGGCCCTGCTTTTTGGTGCGCGTCTTAAACTCCGCCTCGGTCAAGACGGTGACTTCAATGAGATAGCGGATGTCCGAGAACTTTGCCGCTGACATGTCAAAGAAGATGTAGCGGGGATCTACACTGAATAGCTCCACCGCATTCTTGCGGAAGTTCCACACCGCCTTCATCATTCCCCTGCCGCAGATGGCGCTGCTGGTAGAGGTCTTCCAAAGGAGCGCGTGCAAGTCGTTACGCCTAAAGGTGTCGTTAATCAACGCCTCCCGAAACCTAGCTGCGGGTTTGAGCCCGTCCCTCCGAGCCTGCACAGTGACTTGTGGATTCTGAGGACACACGTTTGCAATCATCGTGTCGATGAAGGCATACGGGTAGTTGGTCTCAAAGTTAACATCCTCGGACAGAACACCATCGATGGACATCGACCCTGTGGGTTGCTGCTCATCTCGGTTCCAATACTCGGACATGTACCACGAGCGCCACTTGTCCCAGTCTCGCCGCTCATTGCGGGACTTAGACGTGTGAGTGCGAATAATCCCTTGAATCTGCTTACCGTTAAGTGGCAAGAGTCACCTCATCTGGATGCGAATTCTGCTTCTAGCAATGCGCCAAAGTCTTCTCCGGCCTCGCCCTTTCTGGTAGCCCCAACCGATTTTGCCACCACTGCTTGAGGGTCCGAACCTAAAAATCCACGGACGGCACCTTGGCCGGGACTATCGCCCGGTCTGAGCGGGGAGGTGGCAGCCCCGAGTGCAGCCGCAAGAGTCCGATCGGTAAACGAACGCGGCTTGCCAAACACTAGGCGTAACTCGTTGAGTCGTAGCGCTTCGTCCGCAGACAGGTTCTCTGATTTTTTTGCTAAAGATACCATCTCTTCCTTAGCCCGAATGGTATCCACAAAAGCCTGGGCGGCAGCCCTCCTGTCGCCATAGTTTGCATCGTCAATAAAGGCGCGTAGACGTTCTGGGTCTTGTGCGATGTAGGGGTTTTGATCCAAAAACAAAGCCATCTTTTTAGGACTAAAAACAGGGGGAGGATTATCGAAAGAAAAATCACCCCTAACGTCTGATGCGGACAGTCTTTCGGCGGGGGCGGTCTCCGCCTCTTCTTCAGTGACGCCTTGAGGAGCCCCCTCTGCCCGGATTTTTCCGACCTCGAGCACGTCCTCTTCAGAGGTTCCTTTAGGAACAGAGAAAAACTTCGTACCCGCTTCTTCGCCCGTCTCGTAGATTTCAACAGTGGCCGGGTCAATGCCCTGCCCCCGAAGAATCTCGTCAAGCTGATCCCTAGTGTCTGCCCCATAAGAGGGCACGTTGTCTCCTGCGGACCTGCCTGCCTCGTCTGACTTTTCAGACTCAGGACCAGCAAAACCTTCGGTTCCGTACAGGCTGCCCTTGCCTTCGGATTCAGATGTGATGGACTGCCACGCCTTGCTGCCCTTCTTAGCCACCCCGGTCTTTCCGCTCGGAGATGTGAAGAACCAGTCTCCGTCCGCTGTCTTTGCGTAGGTGTAGTTGCCTGCACCCCTGAAAGTCTGCTCTCGTGACACCTCAGCTTTCGCCTCTGGCTCTGGCAAGTCTTCTAGGTCGCGCATCAGTCGCGCCTCTTGCTCCCCGCTGAGGCGTTTTTGCATCGCAACCTTCGCGGCGGCTTTGCTCATTGCCGGAATCTTGTACTGACCGGACTCGAGTTCTGCCTCTTCTTCGGTAGCTTCCGCAACGGTGGGTCCGGCTTGGGCGACAGCGGGCTCCTCAATCTCAAACCCTTCGTCTTCGGGGAGGAACTGGGCTCCGACATCACGAGTTTTTGCCTCTCGCAAGGGCTTGAGCTTCGCCTCGCTACGCTCATATTCTTCAACGGCTGCCTGGGATTCCGGCGTCATTGCTTTTTGTTTTTTGCTAATAGCCATCAGTACCCCCGGTGCTTTGCGTCTTAACGGTTACATCCCGCTTGTCCAATGTCGAACTTGCAATGTTCGCGCTATCGGTCTTGGGGGTTGGGCGATCTTCAATCGTGTCCTTCACGGTTTCGATTGCCGAAGTGCGGACTGGTTGGGCGGCGGTGCCCATCTCGCTCAGCCGTTTCATTTGCGCCCGGTCTGACCTGCGAGCCGCAATGTTCTGAGTACGATACCTCTTCCGCAAAGCACGCAAACCAAACTCGTCGGTCTGGATGCCCATGTCTTTCTTAAACTTCTGGAAGTTTGGATCTTGCATCAAATCCATCTTGGCCTGCTTGATCGGCCCTTCCGCCCCCGGATCGAGCATCTTATCCAGCAGCGCCGCCTTCTCAGAGCCGACGCTTTTCTGGAACGCCTCTTTCTCTTCCGGGGACATATCTTTGCCGACAATCATGTCCGCTGCCTCAAAGATGTCGGCGGTTCTTCCGCCGCTCGCACCTTTCGCCACTTCCTGCAACTGGGCATCCAGCGCCCCGCCTGTGTGCGCGTTGATGTTGTCAATCTCCTGCTGGAGCATCGTAAGCTGAGTGTCCCGAGCCTCAAGCCCCCCGCCGAGGAATCGCTCATCTAGGTAGGCTTGGTCTTCTTCGCTAGTGCCGCCGCCGCTCGCTGGGCCAGCTTCCGAAAACAAGCCCTGGGGGACCATCTTTTCGGCCTGCTGATCAATGATTCCGCCGGGTTCGTACAGTTTCCTAATCTTGTCGGGAATTTCTTTGTTCAAATTCCCGTAAGAAGTCTTGTAGGCGCCCTCTAGGTTTCGCTTATAAGATTCAATTGCCTCTCTGGACCTTAGCCTCAGCGCTCCCGCCACTGCCTCGTCGGCAGGAATCACGTTCCCTTCCCCCACCTGCTTGATAAGAGAAGACGCCGCATTCGCGCCCTTTGAGGTCTCGTCCTGTCCGGTTCGTCCCGAGCCGCTGACGCCCTCGGCTGTATCCAGCGCATCAATAGTTGCTTCAGTGCGCTTGATCTGAGCACTAAGACGCGCCTTCTCTACATCGGTGCCCAGCTTTGCCTTGTTGTTCATCACCTTAACGCCCTCTTGGAGCGCGGCCTTGAGGAAGTTTACTCGCTGCTTCATACGTTCTTCAGAGTCTGCATCGGGATTGGCAGACGCCTCGGTCAGGGCGTTGAACGCAGCGAGAATGTCCTTGTTGTAAGTGGCGGCATCGGCTGGGAGGAACTTACCAGGCATGGGCGCAAATGCCTCAAGCTGTGCGGGGGTATACCCAGCGGCCCGGTACATGCCGCGAGCAGGAATCTTGGTAGCCAAGTCCAGAGCCCGCTCTTTTTGCATCCGGCGGATGTTCTTAATCTGTCCCAATAGGTCGCTGTAGTCTTGCTCCTCTGCCATGACGCCCCCTATGCCAGTCCGTATGCGAGGTCGCCCGCAATCTGTGGAGCGACATCAGTTACCAGAGTCTGCGCAGCCTGCTGTCCAGCGGCCTCCATCGGATCGACCGTCATCGGAGCCCCCGCCAGAGCCGCATAAACCTGCTGTCCCTTCTGGCGAATCATCTGGCCCGACAACTCTCGAGCCCGCTGGGATGCTGTCGCCCTAGCCTGTG